GCTGTCTCTGAAGGCATGGGGCGCGTCCAGCAAGGCAGATGCCAAGAAAAAGGCTGCGGCCATTTCGAAGCGGAACAAGGTGAAGTGAAATGACCCCTATTATCACTTGGAAGATTTCCCAACTCGACCGCAATGCCGCTGACGGGGGAGTGACGACCGCCCATTGGCGCGTCGAAGCCGTCGATGGGGACCACAGCGCTTCTGCTTATGGCACCGCAGGCTTCACCCCTGACGCCACCGCAGCGGGCTTCAAGCCCTACGACACCCTGACCGAAGCCGACGTGCTGGGATGGGTCTGGGGTTCTGTGGACAAGGACGCCGCAGAGGCCAGCCTGTTGCAGCAGATCGAAGCCCAGAAGGCACCTGTCACCCTGACCGGGACGCCGTGGTAAGACAAGATTGGAAGCTGGTGGAGTGGGCTATGGACGTTCTCGAATCTATCATGAAGTGGATCGTGGCCCCGGTGGCTGCCTTTGTCTGGCTACTGCACGTCAAGCAGCAAAGCCACAGCACCGAGATCGAGGTTCTGAAGGCGCAGGCATCTGCAAACACAAAGGCGCATGACCTTGAGATGAAGAACCTGCAAATCCTGATCCAGAAGGTTTTCGACAAGCTGGACAAGATCGAGGAGAGCCTACGCAAATGAAAATCAACCGAGCAACCGTCGATCTGGTCAAAGAGTTCGAGGGCTTCAGCGCGAAAGCCTACAAATGCCCGGCTGGCATCTGGACGATTGGCTATGGCACCACTGCCAGCGCAGGCGTCGGCATCACCCCGAAAGAAGGCATGACGATCACGCGGAGCGATGCAGAAGCCTATCTGCACGGGGCCTTAGAAAAGTTTGCCAGCCAGATTGAAGATGCCATCACAGCCCCGATCAATGAAAACGAGTTCGGGGCTTTTGTGTCTCTGGCTTACAACATCGGGCCGGGTGCGTTTCGCAAATCATCCGCCCTGCGCCTGTTCAATGAAGGCGACAAGGCAAAGGCGGCCAGCGCGCTCCTGCTCTGGAACAAGGCCGGCGGCAAAGTTCTGAAAGGCCTGACCCGCCGCCGTGAGGCCGAGCGCAAGCTGTTCCTGACGCCCGTTGGCGGTGAGTTTGATGGCCGCACCAACGTGGCTCAATCAACCACTGTACGGGCCTCCGCCGTACAAATCGCATCCGGCGCTGGCGCTGGCATTGCGGCTCTCGGCGCTCTTGACGGCACCGCGCAGATCGTCGCGCTGGCCTTTGCCGGCGTTGTTGTCTTGGCGGCTCTCTGGATCATGCGTGAGCGCATCAAGAAGTGGTCGGAGGGCGTCAGGTGATCTTCGCTCGACTGAAGCTGTGGGCGATGGGGCTTGGCCTCGTCGTGGCCGCGCTGGCAGCAAGCTGGTTTGGCGGCAGAAAGTCGGCTCAGGCTGACGCCAAGCAAGAGGAGCTTGAAGGCTATGTCGAAACGCGAGAGCGCATGGATGAGATTGGCCGCATGTCTGATGCTGACGCTGCCCGTGACTGGCTGCGTGAGCGCGGTAAGCACTGATGCGATCTGCGCCGGGACCGAAACGGCGCGGACGGATCATGCGGCGGCACTGGCGCACGATGGTGGGCCTCTATCGGTTATCACGGGCGCGCATCTGATCCGCTTGGTTGACGCGGGCTGCGGCTATGACACCTAGACAGCAGGAAGCCGTCGAGGCGTTTAAGCGCACGGGCAACGTGGCCGAGGCTGCGCGTGAGATTGGCATAAATCGGCGCGACATGCAGAGGATGTTAAACCGCGCCGGGTTCACGTCGGATGTCCGGGAAGATTACCGGGTAGACCCAGCCATCGCTGACAGCATGGCAGCGGTCGGGACCAGCATGACCCCGTCGCTGGCATGGGTGAAGGTTCCGGCTAAAGACGATCAGCCGGGTTACTCCGTGATGCTGCGACCCGATGGCGAGCCGCCGGAGGCTGTCGCCGAGCGCATAAGAGAGGCGCTGGAGGGCATGGTGCCTGCCCAGCCTGTGGTGGCCCCTGAAACCGTCATGGCCGACCTGTGCGCCGTCTATCCGCTCATGGACGCCCACGTCGGGATGCTCGCTTGGGGACGCGAGACGGGCGCGCAGGATTACGACCTCGGCCACGCGGCAAAGGACATGCGGCACGCCTTCGCCAAGGTGCTGGCGCTGACGCCTGCCGCCGAGCAGGCCGTCCTGCTGATCGGTGGCGATTACTTCCACAGCGACGACACCAGATCCGAGACGCCTGCCAACCGCCACAAGCTGGACGTAGACGGGCGGTTCTGGAAGGTGCTGGACGTTGGCATCGGCATCATTGCGGAAACAGTCCACCAGCTTCTGCAAAAGCATTCGCGCGTGCTGGTGCGTGTGCTGCGCGGCAACCATGACGTTCACTCCAGCATGACGCTAAACTTCGCGCTGGCCGAGCGGTATCGCAATGAGCCTCGGATCATGGTCGAGAAAGAGCCACGCGACCTGTTCATGATGCAGTGGGGCAAGTGCGCCATCTTTGCCCACCACGGCGACAAGGGTAAGCCCGCGCAGATGGCGTTGTATCTATCTGATGTATGTACGTTCTGGTCGCAGACGCGCCACCGCCATTACCTGACAGGCCACGTCCATCACGATCAGGCGAAAGATCTCGGGCCGCTGCGGTTTGAAAGCCTGCGCGCCTTCTGCCCGCCTGATGCCTACGCCGCCGGCATGGGCTATGGCGCGAGGCGTGCTTTGCAGTCGATAACCTTCCACAAGCAGGACGGTCTGGTGCTACGCGCGCTAGATCCGATTGATCGAGATGAAAGATAAGCTGCCAATCGCATCATGGCGCGTCACCCGCGATGGCCTGATGGTGTCGGTCGGCCAGTATCATGCCGTGATACCATTCGCCCAATTCGGCGGCCTTGTGCTGGCTCTGGTCAGGAGAATGAAAGATCGCGAGGGGCGCGCTGGTGAAAATGAGCCGTAGCGCAGTCTGATTTTCGACCAACACAAAGCCGTGTGTTGCGCCCCTCACTTGCATTAAATATCCGATTGCCACCGTGGCTGGCAAGCCTCTGCCTCGCTTTTAATGCGATTGATTTCTGGTAGATTGCCTCGGCACATATATTCGATCAGAGAAAGCTGCTCATCAGTCACCCACCACGCAGGCAACTTGACGTAGCCCGCCAACCTCAACGCCCTCGCTCCGGGGCTGTTGCTGACTTCACGGGGCATTGTTTACACTTCCCAAAGATGCGGTTTGCCAGGCGCTTCCACAGTGAAAAAACCAAATGCGTTATGGAAGTCATGCAGAGTGTTGATGTAGTCTCTCAGCCTCGCGTTCTCGACATTGGCCTCAGCCATACGCTCCATCATATCAATGATGCGTTTGGCCTCCTCTGCCCGCTCGTGCAACATGACCTTGAGATCATGCTTTGCAAGCCGCTTAGAAGGTCGGTCGAAGTAGACAGGATGCGGATAGGTGATGTCGCACAAGATTCGCTCCATCTCGCCTTTGGTCGTTCTGTATAGTTTAAGACTGCTCATCCCTTCTCTCCCTCAATCTCGGCCAGCGCTTCTCGGCCCTTGTCCGTGACCTGCGGGAAAGGCCCTCGGGTGACGTAGCCTTGGCCCTGCAACCACTCAAGGGACACGCCCATCGCAGCGCCCCAACTCAAGCCACCGACAGAACCCGGATCGGCAATCTCTCTCAGTATCTCTCGGTCGAAGGTGGTCAAGGCACTCATCCCTTCTCTCCCTCAATCTCGGCCAGCGTGGCGTCAATGCGGCGGCACAGTTCCATGTCTCGCTCCCACTTACGCTCGTAGACTGGATGCTCGTCCTTCGGCCATTCGTGGGTGACATACTCCTCAAGGTCTTGCCGTGCCTCCTTGAGCAACTCCACCGCCTGCGCCAGCTTGGCTTCCAGTTCTTCGATGCGGTCGGCGGCTTTGATATTGATATGATGCCCCTGCCCCCAAAGTGCTGACCGCAGCGCCTTGCACAGTTCTTCGTCACTCATCCCTTCTCTCCCTTCATTTTTGCGATGGTGGCCCGCAACGATGCTTTTGCCTCGTCAACCATGTCTGCTCTAAGAAGGTCCAATGCTCGGCCAATTCCCTCAATTGCAGCAGCCCTATCTTCTCCCTGCAAGGTTACAGTCAAATCATCAATGTAAACGGCATCGCGAAGCCGTGCGTTCTCAGCGGTCAGGGCTTCGATGCGGTCTTCACATTTCGTTATATAAACTCCAAGAACGCAGTCCAACTGGGGGTATCCGCAAGGCTCTTGCTTCTCACAGTATGGTTCACTCATCCCTTCTCTCCATCAATCTCGGCCAGCGTGGTGCGGGCTTCATGGATTTCGTCATCCAAAGGCGACAGGCCCCGTTCATATTCATTTTTGCGGAACAGGTCATATTCCTCTACCACGTTGCTAATAGCCTCCACCGCCTTCGCCAGCTTGGCTTCAAGGTCACGCACAGCCTGCGTCCCGATACTGTCGCACTCAGCATAGGCGTCCCGGTATTTTTCGCAGGTCGCCAGCTTGTCGTTAGCCTCGTTCAGCGCAACGTGCATCTCGCTGTAGGTGTTGTTTGCGTCAGCCAGCTTGAAGGCATAGTCATCCCTCTCGGCGGTCAGGGCTTCGATGCGGTCGGCGGCTTTCTCCATAAAGGAAAACCCCTTGCCGCGCAGGGATGCGATCAGTTCTTCGTCAGTCATGGCTCCATCTCCTTCGTCACTGGCAGCGTCTCGCACTGCATTTTGTGGTCGTAGTCGAGGGTGTCGCCAACGGCTACCATAGACGCCTTGCAGGCCTCGGGCGTCATGTAGGGAATGCCGAAGGTGTCGCCATCCAGATGGCCGCTGTGTATTGTAATCCACAGTATCGTCATCGTTGCGGTCATTTTCTCTTTCCCTCAGTGCTGGGTTTCTGGTTTGGTGTCGTGCATGTCTGCCGTCATCCGCAGACCAAGCGATATTGTTTTCCGGCTCAAACCTTTCGATATGCCGTAGGAATAAATCATGGCGATCAGAGCCGGGATGACATCGGCCTCGCTGTCGCAATAGGCGCATAGCATCGTCAGCGTCAGGGCGCACAACTCGGCCTCGTCCAGTTCGTCTGGCAGCGAATCCATTATTGCCTCAAGGCGCGCATCTGTCATGTTGGTGGTCAAATCGCTCATGCCGGCACCTCCAGCAGATCCGACATGCCCAGCGCCCACAGTTCCGTGTGCGGCAGCTTCATGGCGCGCAGTTCGTCTTCCACATCCCGCACGTCGGCATCCAGCATCTTGGCCAGTTCGTAAGAGGTGGCCGGCCCGTTGGACAGTTCCTCGCGAACACGCTCGCGCAGGGTCGTCCCGGTCGCCGGCTCGTGGCCCTCGATCGAAATGACCACCCAGGGCGTCTTTTCGCCGTGCGTCACGTTCGGCACGATCTGGGCCAGGATCTTCTGGCCGGGGCGCAGGCCGGCATTGATCGCGTGCTTGCTCGGGATGAACACGTTCTGCGTCATGTCTTCGGAAAGCACACCGAAGGCCGTGCCGGTGGCCAGCACGTTGGTAACGAGCAATTCAGTTTCCATTGTTTTTCTCCAGTTCTGCGAGTTGCTGTTCGGCGTCACGAAGGTAGAACGAGAGGATGCCGATGTCCTCTCCTATGGCGGCAGATCTGACACCAGTTCCGTGCAGCCGCTCAAGATCGGCGATCTGTTCTTTTTTGCGGGCGATGTAGGCGCGGCATTCTTCGATGGTCATTCTAGTATCTCCATTACGCTTTCGATGAAGGTTTGCGCGACCGGGGCAGCGATGGCATTGCCGTAACCGCGCAGTCGTCCCACTCTGGCGGGAGACCCATGAGCCAGCGGGGATGTGCTGGGTTCAACTGGCCGCCACTTTCCATCCCGGCAGAAGAGCCAATCAGCATCTCGCCAGAAGCCGTTAGTCGGGCCGGCTGCGCCAGTTGCGCCGTCACATCCAGCCGATCCGTTGACAGCTTCCCGTCCCGCATCCTGCCGCCCTGATAGCCGCCCTTGTGATCCGTCTGCGCTGGCGTCGGCCAGCCCGCCATCAGCACGAAGTCGTTCAGATTGTTCGACCGATCCGGGTTTTCCACCCGATCCTCCCCGCCCGATCTGAAGTCCCGGGTCTGCGGCGTCGGCCAGCTTGCCCTCTGTACCTCGAATGACAGCTTCAGGCTGTTGCCCGTCCCTGACGGAGCCAACCCGCTTTGCTTGCTGTCCTGAACCACTGGCGTCTGCCAGCCTGACAGCGTCACCGCGTCCTGCAGGTTCACCGAGTGGCCACCTTCCTTTCGCTTCGTCGGATCTTGACCCGACCCGCGCAGACTGTTGGGCGAACCGCACGTCGGTGTCGGCCAGCCCAACAAACCAGAGGCGTTGTCGGATATGCGGCGCGCCGACGCCCGCAGCGCACAGATCAGCAGCCCCGAAGGCGTAGCCCGTTGCTTCCATGTCAGCGTGTACAAGGTCGAGCCAGCCGAGGCCGTCCTTGCTTGCAACCTGCTCGCCAAAAACGACTGAAGGGCGGCACTGGCTGATGAGATGGTGCCAGTGCGGCCAGAGGTGCCGCTGGTCATCAAACCCGCCTCTTGCACCTGCTGAGCTGAAAGGCTGGCACGGGCAGCTTCCTGTCCAAACAGGACGGTCGTCGGCCCAGCCTGCGGATCGCAGGGCGTAGGACCAGACCCCGATGCCTGCGAAGAAGTGGCACTGGGTGAAGCCTCTGAGTTCATCAGGGGTAACATCGACAATTGATCGGTCATCTACCACTCCATCTGCTATATGGCCTTGCTTGATAAGTTCCCGCAGCCACGCAGCGGCCTTGGGGTCAATCTCGTTGTAATAGGCGGTCATTGGATGCCCAACCGATCCAGCGCAAAGTACGATGTCTTGTAGGCTTTAATAAGCCGATCAACTTGTTCAAGTTTTGCCTGTATATGCAGGCTGGGAGCGCCGTCGTTGGTCAGCGTCTCGCGGTAATCCCACAATGCGGTCAGCACGATGTGGGTGTCTTTTGCTCCTAGTCTGATCGCCATTTTACCACCCCATCCCGTAGCCGATCAGCAGCAGGCCATAGCCGATGCCGAAGATTGCGACAGCGCAGAGCGCCTCACCGATAATTTCTCTGATCTTCATTTTAGTCTCCTATCAAAACGGCGATTCTTCGCCGGGGTAAGTTGGTTTCCACTGGGGCGGCGCGTAGGCCGCTGGCTGGGGGCGTGGTGCTGGCTGGGCGATGACGCCCAGCAAGTCTAGTTCATCGTCGCGTTGCTTGTGATAAAGCCAATCGCCGTAATCCTCTTCGTAGCGGTAGCGGGTCATGCGCGCCAACCTTCTTTCCACGCGCAATAACGCTGCGGCTCTGCGTAGAAATCAAAGGGGTTGTAGTGGCAGGCGATACCTGCGGCGCGGGCAGCACGGCCAGCGGCCATATCAGAAGCTTCAAGGGGGTGGCGCTGCATAACGGTCATCTGATTAAGACACAAAATCGCAGCTTTGAGATTTTACTCCGCCCTTTGGCCCGATTGTGACGGTGTAGCAGCGGCGCTTGATAAAAACTTCTACCGTGGCCAAACCGTCGATGTCACTGCTCCGGGCCTGAACGTGATCTGCAATGCGAAGCTCTGCGGCCAAAACACGGCGGGCTGCGTAGATTTGGTTGTGGGTCAAGTTGTCTGTCCAGAAGGTCATCTTGTTCGTCTCCTTGTTTGCTAGTTCGTAGGACCACCATACAGCCTACCGCACCGCGTGCAAGCAAATAATTGCGCTTGACGCATCTTTTCTTTGAGCCTAAGCCTACACCACCGAAACAAGGGAGAACGCCAATGATGGCTCAAACTAAAATCCGGCTATGGTGCGCGCAGGACGGGCGCAAACTTGGCTGGCTCG